GGTGGAATCTTGGATTAAAGAGGACATGGAAAAAGACAAGTCGGCCATCTATGGTATGAACGATCCGATTGGAACTTGGATGGGGTCATTAAAGGTTACCAACGATGAGATTTGGAACGACTATGTTAAAACGGGTCGTGTTAAAGGATTCAGCATCGAAGGGTATTTTGCGGATAGGTCAATGCCATTGTCAAAGGTTGAAACCGATGATGAAAAGTTGGCCAAGGTAATTGACATCCTTACCGAATTTCAAAAATCAAACAATATAAACAATTAAAGTATTTTAGATATGAACGCAACCGAAACATTAAACCGCGTATTGGCAACTTTGGGATTAAAGCCCGAGGAGGCGATTGTGGTTGATTTGGCACAAGTTAAGACCGAGGATGGTCAAGCCACATTTGAATCAGACAATTTCGCCGTGGGTGAAGCGGTATTTATCGTAACACCAGATGGTAACATCCCAACACCAGAAGGTGAATTTGCATTGGAAAACGGAAATGTAATGACCGTGGATGCAAATGGTACAATCGTTGAAATCGCAACCAAGGAGGAAGAAGCCCCCGAGGAAGAAATCATCGAAGCCGAGGATATGCCGATGCAAGACGAAATCGCCGAGGCAATGCCAATGGCAAAGAAAGTAGTAAAAAGCAAAACCGAAATGGAAGAATCTTATTTCAGCAAACAGATGAGCGAATTGGAAGCCAAGTTTGAAGCCCGTTTGTCAGCATTGGAAGGCGAGAAAATCGCATTGAGTGCCGAGAACAAGGAATTGACCGAGCGATTGGCTAACGAACCAGCACCACACACATTGCACAACCCAGAATCAAATGGACAAGCAAAAAAATTGCAATTCCACATGGGCAATAAGAGAGCCGAATCAGTAAAAGACCGAGTATTTAATCAACTATTCAACTAACCACGAAAATGAACAATAAATTAAACAAAATCAATTTGAGTGGCCCAACAGTTTCCCCCAATACCTACGCGGGTCTTTGGAGTGGCAAGTATGTGGCCGCTGCCCTTTTGTCGGGTGAAACCTTGTCAAAAGAACTTATCACATTGCACCCCAATGTTGCATTCAAAGAAGTAATCCGTAATTGGCAGAACTCTGTATCAATTGATTCTGCAACTTGTGATTACACAGACAACTCATCAGTAACTTTGGGTGAATATGTGTTGACCACAGTTGAAAAGCAAGTAAACATGACTTTGTGTAAAAACAACTTGCGTACAACATGGGAAGCAGCCCAAGCGGGATTCAGTGCATTTGAAAAATTACCAGCAACATTTGAGGAATTTTTGTTAGCCCAAGTGGCAGCAGAAGTTGCCCAAGGTGTTGAATTAGGTATTTGGAAAACCAATACATTCTACACGGGTGGTATGGTTCAATACTTGATTGACAACTCGGCCATCATTAGTGCGGGTTCGGGTGCAACAAGTGGGTCAAATGTTGTTGCTCGTTTGCAATCAATGTTGGATGCTTCACCAGCAGCATTGTATGGTAAGGAAGGATATCAATTCTATGTTGGTCCTTTGACTATGAAGGCGTATCAAGCGGCGTTATCTGCGGGTAACTACAATTTCCAATTCTATGTTGGTGAGAAGCCAATGAACTTCCAAGGTATTCCCGTTACCATGTGTCCAGGTCTTAACGATTCGGATTGTGTGTTGGGTCTTAAAAGTGATTTGCACTTTGGAACAGGATTGTTGAGTGATTACAACGAGGTGAAGGTAATTGACATGAGTGACATTGATGGTTCACAGAATGTTCGTACAATCATGCGTTTTACGGGTGGTATCATTGCTACTAACCCAACCCAACAAGTTGTATTAAACATAACCTAATAGTATAGGATAGATATAAACTTGGGGTGGGCATAAACACCCGCCCCTTTTTTTTAACCAAGATAATAGAAAAGATATGCCAAGTTGTGGAACATTATTAGGAAGATACGAGCCGTGTAAGCAATATGTCGGTGGAATTAAAGTAGCATACTTTATTCCATTTGAATTTGCAAACCGCGTTACCAAGAACGGAACGGGTGTTGTAACATTGATTGACAATGGTGCAAATACAACACCAATTGCAGCACCATTTTGGGAATTAAAAGGTTTGTCAACCATGGAAACCACCATCACCGCATCACGCGATAATGGAACATCAATGTATGAAACCATTTTTACATTGTCATTCAAGCCAAGTGGCCTTACCGCCGTTACGGGTGATGTTGACATGGATGCGATTCAAACATTGGTAAAAGGTAGATGGCAAATTATCGTTTGGGATAGAAACGACCAAATGTGGTTGTTGGGTGAAACTTTGGGTTGTGATGCCAATGGCGGATCAAGTTCATGGGGTGTACAGATGGGCGATGCCCGTTTGAATACCATCACTTTTTCAAGCCAAGAGAAATTACCCCCAGGAATTGTTGATGCCAATTCAGCGGCAAGTATCGCATTGGTTATTACACCAACAATGCCAGTTTAATTTTAATTATATTTCTATGTTTAAGCCCTCACCATTTGGTGGGGGTTTTTCATTTATAACAAAAAATGTATTTCGCGTTTTATAACTATGCACATCAATAACGCATCCACCAATATCAATTTCACATCCTTTGTGGAATTTACGGGTGTATCAACGATTGAGGTGTGGCACAAGCCCACAAAAACGATGGTGACGGCCACAAGTACCCCAAGCAAGTTATATTCGTTCTACACGATGAATTTGCCATCATTAACCGCCATCAATGCGGTTGCACAAAACACCGATGAGATATTAATTCGTGTATTCAATGCAAATAATTTGGTGTGGGAGTATTTAGGGTATTGGATTACTGGAACAACCAACATTAACAACACTTGGAAGGATTGGGACACCACCACCCCCGTTTCACCTAATTGGATAACACTATGAGTTTAGAATTTATACAACTACAATCATACACCGCCCCATCCATCATTGAGCAAAAAAACAAAGATTGGGTGCAATATGGTGACGATAACAACTATTATCAGTATTTGATTGACTTGTATCATGGTTCACCAACCAATAATGCGTGTATCAAAGGCATTGCGGATCAAATTTATGGCAAGGGATTAGAGGTGACTACAACATCGCGCGACTTACCAGGTTACATTGAGTTCAAAAGGATGTTTAGTGGGGATGATTTACGCGCGGTAATTATGGATTTGAAAATGTTGGGCCAAGCATCGTTTCAACTTATCAAGTCAAAGGATAAGAAAAAGTATGTTCAAGCCAAGCACTTTCCACAACAAACACTACGCCCCGCCAAGTGCAACGACAAAGGCGAGATTGAAAAGTATTACTATTATCCCGATTGGGCCAATATCAAGCGTGGCACACAACCCACAGAGATACGGGCATGGGGTTACGACCAAAACGCGAACGAATGTATATTAACAATCAAACCATATTCAACGGGTTCGTTTTACTTCGCACCCGTGGACTACCAAGGCGGTACGCAATATGCAAACTTGGAAGCGGAGATATCGAATTTCCACATCAACAACATCATGAATGGTTTGGCACCAAGTATGTTGATAAACTTCAACAATGGGCAACCACCCGCCGAGGTTAAAGATACGGTTGAATCACAAATCAAATCAAAGTTTGGTGGATCGTCCAATGCGGGTCGTTTTATTATCAGTTGGAACGATGGCAAGGATTCAGCGGCGGACATCACCCCAGTACAATTAAGTGATGCCCACAACCAATATCAATTCCTTAGTTCGGAATCAATGCAAAAGGTTATGATATCGCATCGCGTGGTATCGCCTTTGTTATTGGGTATTAAAGACGGAACGGGATTTGGTAATAACGCGGATGAATTAAAGTCGGCATCCATCTTGTTTGACAATGTTGTTATTAGGCCTTTCCAACGATTGGTTATTGATGCAGTTACCAAGGTATTGAACCACAATGGTTACAACCTTAATATGTATTTCAAGACCTTACAACCCCTTGAGTTTACGGATTTAACGGGTAATGTAATTGACGATGAAACACGCGAAGAAGAAACGGGCGTATCGTTGTCATTAAAAAAAAAGATTGATTTAGCGGACATGACCATCGCGGATGAAGATTCGTGGTTGGAACATTTGAAATCCCGTGGGGAAATAATTAACGAAGAGGTGTGGGAACTCATTGATGTAACGGAAGTTACGGATGCGGATGAGGAACTAAGATTTAACATGGCGTATGAAAACCCCAATAAAAAAAGTGGTGATGATAAAGGGGTTTACAAAATCCGTTATCGGTACGGCCCTAATATCGTGGCCGACAATTCAAGGCAGTTTTGTTCTACAATGGTTCAAGAATCCAAAGGGGGAGTAATTTATCGCCGTGAGGATATTTTGACAATGGGGGATGCGGGTGTGAACGGACAATTTGCACCAAGCGGACAAAGTTCATATTCCATTTGGAAATACAAGGGTGGTGTTAATTGCCATCACAGATGGGAACGATTGACATTCAGACGGAAGCAAATCAAAGGTAAGTTTTTACCTAAGCAACCAGGCGAAACGGGTGAGAATAGAGATTTAGAAAATTACAACGAAGTATCAAATAAGAGTGCCAACGCTGCGGGGGTTCCATTTTCACCCAGCGGATGGGAAACGGCATCAACAAGGCCCATTGATATGCCAAACAAAGGTTCATTAAAAAACAAATAAGAGATGTACGCAAACGATGATGTATTACTAATCACCAAGGAGGACATATTCAAATACACGCAGTTAAGCGGGAATTTTGATGTGGATAAAATAACCCCATTTATTAAGATAGCCCAGGATATCCAAGTTCAAGAATTGTGCGGTACTGTTTTGTATCGTAGGTTGTTGGATGATGTAAAGGCAAACACCTTGGCGGGATTTTATCTTTTGTTGGTTGAACACTATTTGCAACCTTTGTTGATCCATTACGCGATGAGTGATTTGTTGTTATTCCACGGGTATGAGGTAACCAATGCGGGTATTGTTCGTAATTCACCCGAGAATACACAGTTACCAAGCAAGGAGGAATTGGACACGATTGTTCAAAGACAAAGAAACATCGCCGAAACTTATCGGAGGCGTTGCGTTGATTACCTTTCGTATTTCCCACAACGATATCCAGAATACACCGCCAACCAACAAGCGGGAGAATACCCAAATAGTAATCCATCGAATTTCGTTACATGGAATTTGTAAAAAAGACATATAAACCAAAGGAGGAAAAGGTCAAGAAATTGACTACCTACATAACGCAATTGAAAATCGTTAATGCGGTAAAATGTGATTTGTTTACAAAGACGACCAAGATAATCGCCATTATGATATTCTTAACGGGGTGTTCGGCCGAATGGCACTTAAAAAAAGCCATCCAAAAGAACCCCGCTATGGCACAAACATCCACACATACCATTGATACCCTATTTGTACGCGATTCTGTGAGCATTACAGACACTTTTACAACAAAAACGATTGATACCATCACAATTGAAAAAGACGGCGTTAAAACGATTGTTTACAGAAACCACGATGTTATCCGAGTTCAAACAGTTGTAAAGGCCGACACCATCAGATACACCAAAACAATTCAGTTACCCGCCCAAATAAAGTACACGGAACGCGTAAAGGTTCCACAATGGATTGGATTAACTTTGTTTTTGGGATTAATTTTGTTAATGATAATTATAAAACGATGAGCGATTGGGGTCAAGAATATAACAACAAGTCAGCACCATCGCAAGGATGGAAAACACCATCACGGAGTTCACCACAAGGGGGCGGAACGCGGGGTTGTTTATGCAAGAATGAAAATAAGTATTCACGAAAGTGTTGCGATGGGTCATTATGGGCGCAAGGGATTGGAAACATCACACGAAGCCCCGTATTTACAAATGAGCAATGGCAAGGAATCACTACAAAGTGGGAAGAAATTAACGAAACTTGGAATAATATATAAGATATGGGAATTTCATTAACGGGTTTAACACCCGCAACAACATACGATGCCCTAATAAAGGTGGGCGATAACGGACCAATTGATGCAACATTAAAAGTGTTATCCGATGGATTAGGTACAAACCTACCAATGGAGGCATCCACCACGGGTGTAAATTTCACGGGTAATTTAACGCAAAGCGGAACGGCATTACAACCCGTTTTGGTATCGGGAACAAACATCAAAACCATCAATTCAACTTCTTTGTTAGGAAGTGGAAATATCGCGGTGGTAACATCACCAAGCGGTGTATCGGGTGCAATTCAGTTCAGCAATGGAAGTGCGTTTGCAAGTGATGCCGCTAACTTGTTTTGGGATGATACAAATAATAGGTTGGGGGTTGGAACTAATGCACCGATTGCTGGACCTTTACACGTAAAAACAACAACAGCAAACGCAAATGGGTCAATTATTTTTGGTAATAATGGAGCCGCAACAATTCTTGCCGCTACTGATACGGGGAGTGCGGTGACACAATTGCAGTTTAGGGCATCAAGTTATAATTTTGCCGATTCAACGGGCGTTTTAATTGGAGGTACTTATGGCGCAACGCCAACTGCAATGCTACAAATCAAAGGCAGTGGCTCAACATCCGCCACTACATCGCTTTTGGTGCAGAATAGTGCGGGGTCGGAAGCACTAAGAATTTACGACGATAGATTAGTCGTCATTGGCACAACTATACAATCTGATAATTTTTCAATTGGTCAATCAAATGCTAACTTAAAAGGCATAAACCAATCAGGTTCAAGAATTTTAATAAATTATGTAAATGGTGGCGGAGTAAAATTTTCAAATAGTTCAAGTGGTGTTGCAACTTTAATTGTTGGGGAAGTAAATGAAAATATTGTTTCTTTTGGTGGTATTACATCATCTTTCCCCGCATTAAAAAGAAGTTCGACAACACTACAAGCAAGACTTGCAGACGATAGCGGATACGCCCCTATTGACGCATCGCTTTACAAAGTAGGTGGCACCAATGGATTTACGGGTACGGGTAGTTATACAAATTTTACAATCGTTGGCGGAATAATCACAAACGCCTCTTAATCATTAAATTCGCAATATGAAAGCAATATCTATTCTTACAACAGTAAACCTTACAAGCGGTTTATCAATCCCATCGGGTTCAGTATGCGTAATCGCAGAAGGTTACGCTGATGTAAAAAGTCAAAAAGACGGAATCATCCCCGCCCAAATCGCAACCTTTGTTTTTGCAAGTGTACAAGCATTGGCAGAAGGCAAAGCCCCGATTCAAGGGATTCAAGATTTTAACACCACTTTTTCCAACCTTGAATTATCGGTGGTATCGTATGAAACAATCCCCGCAGAATCATTGTTGGTGAATGCCGTGTACGATGCATTGGTAGCCATTTATGGTGCGGAGAATGTGGAACAAATAACCATCTAATCGTTTTATAGACATGAGTATTTCAGCAAGTTCATTTAGCGCGGGTTACACGGGTTCAAAGGTCGTATCAAACACAAGTGCCAACACGGGCAGATTCCGTGGGTTTGTGGTGAACGCGGATGCCGTTGTTTCAGCAATTTTAGACCAGGCAAGTGCATCGTTAATGACACCATTGGGATTGAGTGGCGTAACATTAAAGCAAGGCACATTCATTGCCGTTGCCGATGGTAGTTACATCAGTTCAATCACCTTGGCAAGTGGATCGGTTGTAATGTACGGAGAATAATGTTTGGCGTTGGTGTTGGTGTAAGGGTTGGCGGGTTTACTGCCAGTAGTGGGGTTGCCCCCTATGTAGGATTATTGGATGATTATCCAAGTGCGGCGGCCGCATACTCCGTTCGTTTGTTACGCGGTGCGTACACGGGCAATGCAATACGTGTGCGTAGGTCAAGCGATAATACCGAACAAAACATTGGATTCACTGCATTGGGTAATTTGGACACAACTTCGTTGACATCATTTTGTAGTGGTACAAATGGATTTGTCACCACTTGGTACGACCAAAGTGGAAATAGCAACAACGCAACGCAATCAACAGCAGCAAATCAGCCGCAAATTGTTAGTAGTGGTAGTGTGATA